TAGAAGCATTGGTCTATAACTGGACTTTCTTTGAAACAAACATTCATAGTCGTTCATATAGTCACATCATTCGCAACATCTACAACGTGCCGAAGGAAGTGTTCAACACTATCCACGACACACAAGAGATTGTCAACATGGCAAGTTCAGTAGGCACATACTACGACAAGTTGCATATGATTAATTGTCTAATAGAGACAGGTGAAAAGATTGATGAAGAAATTCATGTCAAAGCAATTTGGATGGCACTACATGCAAGTTATGCCTTAGAAGCATTCCGCTTCATGGTATCGTTTGCCACAAGTCTTGCTATGGTTGAGAACAAAATCTTTATCGGTAATGGCAACATTATCAGTTTGATTCTACAAGACGAACTACTACACAAAGGATGGACTGCCTATTTGATCAATCAAGTAGTCAAAGAAGATCCACGCTTTGCCAAGGCCAAACAAGAATGCGAAGCTGAAGTATACCAACTCTACATGGATGTTATCCGTGAAGAAAAAGAGTGGGCAACCTATTTGTTTAAACTAGGTCCTGTTATTGGATTAAATGCTAATATTCTACGTGACTTTGTAGACTATACCGCAGTTGGAGCACTAAAGGACATTGGTATTAAGTATAACAATCCTGCTCCAAAGACAACTCCAATTCCATGGTTTAATAAACATAGTGATACAAGCAAGAAGCAAACAGCACTACAGGAATCGGAATCAACTAATTATGTTATCGGAGTCATGGGAGAAAATATTGACTACGATGAATTGCCAGCTATATAATACACACTGAAAGGAAACAAGATGAAAGCGGTAGTATGGAGCAAATATCATTGCCCTTATTGTGATCAAGCAAAAGCATTGCTAACACAAAAAGGCATTCAATTTGAAGAAAAGAAAATCGGCGACGGGTATACAAAAGAAGAATTGCTAGAAGCAGTTCCAACAGCAAGAACAGTTCCACAAATTTTCCTAGATGGAAAATTAATCGGTGGATTTACAGAACTAAAAAAATTACTTGAACAAGAAAGTCAAGGTTATGGAGATGGTGAGATATAATGTTATTAAACAAACAAAAATTTGCAGTAGGTGATATTGTCACTATTAAAATTGTAACCGGTGACGAGATCATGGGCAAATTTGTAGAAGACACAATGGGCTCTATTACACTAGATCGTCCAGTTATGTTGGCCATGATGCAGAAAGGCCCGGCAATGGCTCCTGTACTGTTAACAGTTAATCCAGACGCCAAGTTGACATTTAATTCTAATACAATTATCACTATGGCTGAATCAGACCCAGAGGTTGGAAAACAATACGTATTTCAAACCACTGGTATCCAACCAGTAAGTGCTGGAAGCATTATCAAAGGATAACGTATGGCTAAGATATCTGTAGAAGGCGATACTAGTGTACACGGTGGTGCACCGTTCAATACTGGATTAAGTTCTAACGTCAAAGCCGGTGGTAAAGGAATAGCACTAGCAGGACAAACAGGTAGTAGCTCAAACGACGATCAATATAATTCTAGATCCAATACTGTACACAATTCAGGAAATCAAACAGCCGCAGGCGGTAGTAGTAATGTCTTTGTTAACGGTAAAGCAGTTCATCGAGTAGGCGATGCTAGAAAAGAAGGTGCAACTGCTGGCCCTGGAATATCATCAGTTAACATTAATTAATATGAAAAAATTATTTTGGAACATACTGGGCTTTCTTAGTTTAGGCATGGCCTACATTGGAGTTATTACTCCTGGATTGCCTTACAGTATCTTTGTAGTTTTTGCCGCCTACTGTTTTAGTAAAGGCAGTGAGCGTATGCATCGTTGGATCTACAATCATAAACTATTTGGACCTTTCCTTACCAACTGGGGAGAGAAGCGTGTGTTCCCGACCAAAATGAAATTCTTTATGTTGGCCATGATGTCAACAAGTTTGATCATCATGTGGTTGACAGCAGTACCAGTTCGTGGTATAATGTACACAGCAGCCTTTATGTGCCTAGTGGCAATTTGGGCTTGGCGCTTTCCTGGCTCTGTAGAGGAGCACGATCGCAGAAAAGAAAATAATGAAAAAATAGGTTGGTTTAAATGAACAATCAATTTAAAGTGACTCCTTTATTTGGAATACCACTGTATCAAACCAATTTAGGCAGTTTAGATAAAGGCATGCGTGAGTATATTGAAAATTTAGAATATGAACGCATGGCTGCAGATAATGGTGATTATACTGTCAACAAGTATGTTTTAGACACTCCTGAGCTTGCCCCATTAAAAGCTAAAATTATGAAGGCAGCAGATAATTTTATCTATACAGTATTAGATGTAAAACGCAATATGGATTTCCAAATGGAAAACAGTTGGGTCAACAGACACTATGCCAATGACTTTTCTGGTCAACACTATCATGGCAACAGCTTGATCAGTGGAGTCTATTACATAGACACCGATAATGATACAGGCGCATTTGTTTGCCACAAAGATAAGAATCACTACAACCTATGGACTGAAACTGTTAGGGTGGACTTCAACTATCAAGATCACGGCAACGATGCTAAACTAAATTTCTTCAATGCAGATGCTTGGGGTGTATTTCCTGCTAAAAATGATTTGATTATGTTCCCATCATTGATGACACATTCTGTTGAAGAAAACCATTCAGCAAAAGTTAGATACAGTCTAGCCTTTAACCTATTCCCCCGGGGCACAGCCGGCGGCCCAATCAACACACTGACTGTTTAAATGCAACATAGAATAACGCCATTGTTTGCAATACCGTTATTTCAAACAAATCTAGGCGATCTCAATATCATTACCAAAACTTGGTTAACAAATCTTGAGTATCCTTATCAACGAACCGGTCATGACGGTACTGACGAAGATCTTGACGAGGGATCGAAAGGCATGTACATTTTAGAAAAACCGCAACTTAAGAATTTGCGTAAACAGATAACAGACACGATTGACTATTTCGTGCATCAAACGCTGGGCGTCGACGATAGTATAACATTTGATATTTCAACTAGTTGGGCCAATCGATATCTAGGTGACGAGCATGTAATTAAACATAATCATGTAAATTCTATGATCAGCGGAGTCTACTATATAGAAACAACTCCTACCACCTCCCCGATTGTGTTCGAACGATCATTTTCGTATGTGAATCTATTCCACTCATCAACAACTCCCACGTTTAAAGCCAATCATTTAAACCAATACAACTCAAGCACTCACACTATCTATCCTAGAAGCGGAGATCTCTTGTTGTTCCCTTCTCATCTAGAACACACAGTTCCCGGAAGCAATTCAAAAGATACAAGATACAGTCTAGCATTCAATTGCTTTGCTAAAGGACATATGGGGTTTGGAACTGGACAAATAACACTATGAAAAAAATAACACTCGAACAACTAGTAGAAATTGCAGCAGAAGTAGAAGCCGGAGATCCTACAGATTGGGGCAAACTTGCTGTGGGACAACAAGAAGCATTCAGAATGATAGGCACATCAATCCTTGACATGTTTGACAAAGAAGTGTATACTGATGATGACAAGTTAATTATGTTGGCAACTATTACCAAACTAACTGTTGAAAATATGTTGCTAAATTTAAAAATCATGTCAACCGATGATAAGTAATTAAGAATTGTTGTAATTCCTTCAAAGCGAAGGCATGTTGGACGAGGGTTCGAATCCCTCCAGGTCCACCAAAAGAGGAGTAGCACATGGATGATGATTTAGCTAGATTTGCAATGGGAATAGTAGCTGTAATTATTGTTGGTGCATTAATCCTTTTTTGATGGGCCTGCACTTGGTTTCGACAGCGTGAGATAGTAGAGACGGCAACACGATAGGCGATGGACGTAATCCAAGCAAATAAACGTAAATGCAAACGCAGATACATTCGACTTCAGCGCAATGAGCTTCACTAGTAACACCGTTACTGGTTCTAGCAAAGTTGCTCTAGCTGCCTAAGAAACAGCAGGTCCGAGGTAGTTATACCTTGTCATCCAAAATAGCAGAACCCGCTTCGGCGGGTTTCTTTTTGGCAAAATATAAAAATAAAAAGTCTTGCATATCACCAATAGAAAGCATATAATAAGAACTGTAGAAACCAACTAGTGTTTCTCATTACAGGAGATATAACATGAAAACTACCATTGTGGGTATTAGAAACGTTCCTTTTGGAATAATGCGATTCATCAAAGATGCACCATATCACGATATGTGGCTGCGAGAACCACTAAAGAACTGTATCGAAGCAACTCGAGATTATATTGCAGTTCATGACATTAAAAAACCAGCCAAAATCAAAATCAGAGCATTAAGAGTCAACGATCTTTTTGAAGATGCCGAAACCACAAACTATAAACTGTCGTTTCTTAATTATAAAGGAATGACCGGTGCCGAACTACGAACCGCAACTGAATTGTTTAGTTCTATCGATAAGACACAGTCTGACCATGATAATTTTGGGGTAGGTGAAAAAGTTGTGCTGGCTAACTTTACAGATATTTTGAAAATATCATATAAAAACAAAATAGCACATTATACCTATCTTGGAATTTATAATGATCAGTTCGTTCGATACAATGATGTGCAAGAATGCACAGAATGGGTTCAAGCACAAGCAGACTATCGCGGATATGACCTGGATCATGATTGGACTGAAACTATTATCATGGGCAAGGATTACAAAGTTAATACGTTTCTTAATGTGTTTGGTGCCGATAAACCACAACAACCAAAGAATCATGTTATTTTAAAAGCCTTTACACGGTTTGTTGATATACCCGCGGGTGTTGAAATAGTTTTTGAAAACGGTGAAAGCAATGATAGCACTGTACACGGGGCAGGAAGAGAATCAAGAACACATGGGTTAACCTTTGAGACAAGAGAACAAAAATGGGAGAAAGCTCTTAAGAATAACCCTAATTGTTTTTCCATCCCAATTAATGCACAGGACGGCAATACCTATATCTATTACTATGATGCTCCCAACGATGTTGGAAATTCAGAGTTAGAAGGTACATCAAGCAGTCACGGTAATCCTAATTTTGTTTCGCTAATTTGGGGGAAACATAATGACAAAGAAAGATACGATGTTTTGTCCGGGGACAAATGGAAACGTGTGGCATCACAATTAGGGTTATATATCGACCATAAATTTTTTAAAGTTGATGTTGTTCTACCCTATGAAAGATATAATACAACAACTTACAGAAATGCTATTAAATCTAACAATGCTCAATCAGACGATACAGTAGGTTATAAAGATTTTATTCAAGGCATTCGTGATAATATGCCTGCAAAATGGGCTGAAAAAATTAAAGAACATAATCAAAAAGCACATCATTCAAATATTGAAGACCGAATTAAAGATCGACTAAATGATTTTTATATCAACGAACCCGTTAACACTACTCCAACAAGTACTGTTTCTGCTCTACGTACCGGGCAAGGTAGTAATGGTAAAGGTCTTGGTCCAGGTAAACCAAAAAAATCACCTATAAACTCGGGCCCTAAACCTAAAACATTTAGGGCTGTTGCTCCGATGGTTCCGACATTTGTAGAAGATCTGGGTATCAAAGGCTTTGCACAATACACTCCTGAAGGATTAGGCGGCAAGGATGTTGTTTATTATAATCCGGAACACCAATATGTTAATACCCTGTTTAATAAAGTAGAGGACATTGTAGATGAGTGCATTTGGGGTGATGTAAGGAAAGAAGCAATAGATTTGATCAATACTGAACTAGGTGTTAAAATTTGTATTGCACAAGCACAATTGCAAACAGATTGGTTTGATCGTGACACATTTACTGCAATTACAACAGATACTGCATTAACATTTGATGTATTACAACGATTAGATTCTTTAGTTGACCCACTGCGTAAATTTGCAAAGGAAAAACAAAAAGAGTATGAAAATATCGGATCTCTTGTAAATCAACAAGCCGAGTGGGTGGAAAAAGCAGGAGTTAAACTACCTAAAGGAGAATTATTATGAATAACGATGATATATTTCCAAGACACGAGCCCGGAAAAGGCAGGCTACGAGCGTTAATGCAACGACTCGATGAGGATCAGGAAAAACTATTTAAAAATCCGCTATACGTTGAAGGCTATGACGACGGGTTTGAGATTGGAAAGAAGCAGGCCGAAGAGGAAGCCAAGTGTTTAGTTCGAGCTCTAACCAAACTCTATGATGAGAGGTAGATATATCGGCCCGCGGCCGCCGGCTAACAAAGCGGCTGAACGGGCTGTTATAAAAAGTAAATGTGAGGAGACAGAATGCATGAGCAAAGCCAAAAGCATATTAGATATAATCAAACACAGGCAAAGATTCAGTTGGATCTATAACACTATGTCATACGAAGAGCCAGGCCCGCCAGAAATAGCCACCCAAAAAATGTCTGCTGATGATTGGCAGGAGTTCAAAAGAAAGTTTGTGTTAGAGTACGGAGGTGAGCCAATTGAGCCCACAGGGATGACACACTCGGAATTTATGGACTATATCAAGACTTCGGGCTATCGAGAAAACGACGAGTTTAAAAGTAAAAAGCAAAGTCGTAAACTTAGAGCCATTCTAAAAAAAATGGACGAAGATGACTAATAGAACCCGCTTCGGCGGGTTTCTTTTTGGCTATAAATCTAATATTTCGCATCGAAGTTGTGCGTACACGCACATGTTTTGTTAGAAAGTTCGTGTATAATGGTAGAGTAAACAACTAATTAGTTTATGTTCATATCATTATAAGGAAATTTATGACAACAACAATCACAATTAAAGATAAACCAATTAACGCAACCTATCAAAATGTCACAGGCATTACAGGCGGAAGAGGAGATGGTGCAGCATTC